TGGCGGCGAGGAGTTGCTCTTCGATGGTCATCTTAGATTTGCGGTTAATGGAATTAGAACGAACGCAGGGCGTCGTTGAAAGAGTCGGCCAAGCCAGTGACCAAGCCCTGGGCGGCGGCCTGCTTGCCGGAGAAGACCTGGCCTTCCATGGCCTCGGCCTTCACCATCTTGCGCTTCATGTTCACGGCTTCCTTGAACTCGGCGTGGATCGTGTCGACGCCAGCCTGGAGGTTGCCCAACTGGCCTTCGTCGAGGCTCGTGCCTTCGATGCCGGCGCCCTTGAACTTGCCGGACTTGATGACCACCATCTTGATGCCGGCCATCTTGGCGGCTTCGGAGTAGTCAGGGATGGCCATGTAGACGCCTACGGAACCTACGGAACTTGAGGGCGATGCGGTCACTTTATCGCTAGCCGAGGAAATCCAGTATGCGGCCGATGCCATCTCGCTATCGGTATACGCCATCGTGGGTTTACCGAGGTTGCGAATCTTGTTGGCCAGTTCCTCGACGCCAGTGACGGTGCCACCAGGGGATGACACTTGAAAGGCAATCTTCTCGACCGCAGGGTCGGCAGCCATCGCGTCGACCTGATCAGACAGGTCGTTGATGTCCACGGCGCCCATCATCTTCTCGAGCGGGGACAGGCCCTTGCCGATCACGCCGACGACCGGGATGATGCCGATGCCATCGACGACGTAGGGCTTGGGGGCCACGCCGAAGAGCTGCGCGAGCATATCCGTGAAGCCGAACTTCTCGGCTAGGACAGCGTGGTCCTTGGCCTTGGTCGGGTCGATGAGGAGGGGCTCGCGGCCCGACAGTCCGTTGGTGAGGAAACGCATGATGAAATTAGGAAGCGGGTTGGTCGGGCTCCGGGGGCGGAGGGAGGTCGAGGTTGTCAGCCGTGACTTCTGAAATCTGGCTGTTGGCTTGTCCCTGCTGGAGCCAATTGAAGCCTGGCTTGTAAAGCATCCAGACAGGAATCTTGGCGGCCTTGGCTTTCTCGATAATGAAGTTCATGTCGTTGGCTCGCTTGTCCATCTCGGTGCGGAAGTCTAGGCCGCGCTGGGCGTAGAGTTCGGACATGGACAGCAGGCCCATCTCGACGTCGTTGCGGTCGTTGGCGGCATCGCGGCCTGCGTCTACGGTGACAGACTTTGGGGTAGTCCAAGAAACTTCACTCCACTTGGGATCGTCAGGTAGGTCGCCGTCAGCGATACCCTGTCCGATGATGTATCCCCAAGTAGGCACGCAGAAGTTCTCGATAAGCACGGACTGATACTTGCCGAACACGCGAGCGGCCTTGGCCGTGACAAGCCTGATGGACGCACCACCTAGTTTAGAAGGGTCGCTGACAAACTCGTAAGGCAAGATGCCCATGCTGATGTCACGTTCTAGGGCGGCGATGAAACCATTGAAGGTGGCGTTCGGACGGTTGCTCTGGAAGGACGTCATGTCCTCCCCGGGCTCAAGGGCGATGAGTTTGCCGCCCATCGTGTTGGCGAGGTTGGCGTAGGAGCCTGTGCCGGTCGCCCCCAGTTCGTTGGCCATGTCTCCGTCAAGGATGCCGCCCGCCTTCTTGATGATGCGGGTCACGTCGCCGTTGTCCTTCACGGCCTGCTTCTCGAGGGCGAGGATTTCCATCTCGTCCTGGATGGAGTTGATGGAGTGCTGGAGCAGGGGGACGCCACGGGCGCCGGAGGCATACTCCTGGTCGACCACCATCATCATCGACTGAGCGAGGATTTGGCGGGACGAGCCGTCGGAGCGGTAGATGTTGACGGCGATGTATTCGCCATAGGGACCGAACTGGATGCCGTCATGCATACCCTCGGGCACCTTGCCTTCGAGAGGGTCGCCGACGCGGTGGGCTTCCATCAGCTGGAGTTTGGCTTCCCCGGCGCCGTTACGCACCTTGGCGGCGAAGGAATCACCGTCGCGGATCATGCCGCGGAGAAGGATGGACTGAGCCTGGTAGAACGAGAAGCGGTTCGTGATGTCGATACGCTTGGCCTTCTCGGCGAAGTAAGCCTCGTAGCGTTCCTGCATCTCAGGGGTCGACGCGTGGCTCTGCGGCTTGATGCCGTCGCCCACGGTGTAGAGGCAGATGTCCGCAAGGATTTGCTTGAACAGCCCGGAGTTACGCTCGGCCCAGCGGCACTTGCGAACCATCGTCAGGCGGTCGTAAGGGGTCAGGTCACGGCGAAGGTCACGGGGCTCCGCACCATAGGCCGCACGGCGAGCGCGCGTCACGCCGATGCTCTGCCAATCGCCGTAGGAGGCTTGCGGCTGCGGAGCGGTCGGGGCAGGCGTCACCGGCTTGGGACGCAGGCTGACGGTCTTAATCTTATTGCGGATGGCCATGGAAAGTTAGTCCTGACGGTTCTGCCAGTCGGTCGAGATGATCGTGCGACGAGCGCCGTAGGTGGCAGGGTCCAGCCTCGACAGGGCGAACAGGGCCTCGGAGAGCATCTCCTTTGCAGGCAGAACCATCTGGCGGCTGGCGCTCGAACCGCTGTCACTGTAACTCATGAGGGTCTTCCCCTCAGTAATTAGGGCGACAGCCTTCTCCTTGATCGCAAGGAGTTCGCATTCAGTGAGGCCGATGAATAGTCCTTGAGCCATTTAAACTTGCCGAGAATGGAAGCCGTGGAGGGGGTACGCCGCCCAGCCCACGCCATGAGTCTCTTCCTCCCACGACACTAAACGGCGTACCCTTGCATATAGCGTGCCAAGGGTCATGACGGTTGCAAGTCGGTTTCGGCAGTTTCCCGCCCGGCGATGCCCCAGCGGACGGCGGCCAGCAGGGCGAGGATTTCAGTATCGAGAGCATGGTTATCGCGCTTGCCCTGGGGAAGTATCCACATGGGCTTGCCGGTCCGCTTGTCCTTTACGCGCACCTCGGCGCTCAGCTGCTCGACGTACTCGGGGGTGGCGTCGAGGGCGTAGGTCCAGACGCGGCGGGCCCGCAGGCCGTGAAGGAGGTCTTTGCCGGCGGTGGCCGAGTGGACGATTAGGATGGCCCGCTGCGGGATGCCAGGGACGACGATGGACTGCTTCTCGGAATAGAAGCGGCGGGTCGTGTTGCCGGACTTGTCGGTGACGGCGAAGTCGTCGGAGCCTGAGCCCTTGGCCGTCTTCCAGTTCCGCTTGGCGCACTCTCGATATACCTCAGTCGTATTATCTCCTGAGTCGCAAAGTATCATGGCATGATGGACGCCGTGCTGTTTGGCGAAGGCTTCGACGTTGCCCCATGAGTCGATACGGGCGAAGGCCATCAGACGGCTATGCCCGGTCTTGGCCCATCGGCGGACCGTCACCCAGAAGTGACCACGTTGGACGTCGACCCCCATCGTGCGGAAAGGGATGCTACCGGGCACGGCGTCTTTCTGCTCGACGACGCGGGCCTTCGGGGTGATCGCGGCCTCCGCGTCCCAAGGGTCGGCCATCTTGTAGTTCGCGGCCTCCGCCAGCGCCACCATCTCGCCGCCCTCTTCGCTCCAGGGCATGGCCAGCCGCTTCTGCTTGAAGATGCGCCGCGGCTCTTCGTCTCCGTATTGGTCGTTTGCCTCCTTGGCCTTGAGCATCAGCACGCCGAGCTCGCCCCAGCTCATCGTCGCAAGGCTGTTCCAATGCAGGCCGATGTGCCCGGAGTTGGCGGCGACCGATGTGGCTACAAACGTGCCACGCGCGTTGGCCTCAAGACGACTGGCGTTCGTATCGGGCAGATGCGTCCGACAGGCCGCGCACTCGTAGGTCGTGCCCACGCTGACCTTGTGCAAGTCCCATGTGCCGGTCGCCTTGGCGTCCTCGGGGAACCTGATCTGTTCCCAGACCCATGGTTGCAAGTGGTCGCACTTCGGGCACCTCATGTTCCAGTCACGCTGGTCCGTCGTCTCGTGCAGCTGATGGAACTCCTGCCCCGCCCGTCCGCCCTGGGATAGGAAGATGCGTTTGCCCATCCAACCGAAGGCCGTCACGCGCGCGCTCAGTTCGGCAAGGTGTCCGGGCGGAGCCATCCAGCACTCGTCGGCGATGGTGTAACGCAGGGACAGGCGCTGAAGGTTGGCCTCGTTCCAGATGCCGCGGCAGTAAAGCGTCATGCGGTCGAAGTCCGCGGTCGTGGACCTGTCGAGGTCGTCGCCCGAAAGGCGTGCCTTCACCGGCGGGCAGTTGTTCCAGACCGGGCGGAGGTAACGCAGGGCAAAGTCCTTGGCCTCGGGGTCGGTGGCCTGAAGCACCATCGTCGGCCCAGGAGCGTTGGCGATGATGTGACAGGTGAGCAGGCGGGCGAAGAGGGACTTGCCGGACTGGATGCTGGCGAGGACGGTCAGAAGTTTCGTCTCGGGATCGGCGGCGATGCGTAGGGCTTCGGCGACCCAAGGCGTGCGCTCGGAGCGGAACGGCCCGGGCATCGGTGAGTCGGGGATGGCGTGGACGTTCGACTCAAGCCACTCGACGACGTCGCCCGAGTCTGACGGACGCAGCACGTCCCGACCGATGCGGAGCAAGTCGGCCTTATTCATACAAGCCGTGTTTGACCAGGTATCGGTGCAAGCGATCAGATGCCTTCGACCAAGTGATGCGTTTATCCTTATGCCGGACTGTCGGCTTGGGCATCGGCTTACGGCGTGACTTTGGCTTACGCTTCTTCATGGGTCGAGAGGTCGGCCTTCACGCGGCGCACCCAAGCCTCGAGCACCTTGACGGCCTTCGCAGGGTTCTCGGGGTTACATCCTTCGGCCACGTCGAGGGCGAGTTTGTCGAGGCGGTTGACGATGCCTGCGGTCATGTCGCGCATGGCCTCGGTGGCTTCCTTTGCGGAAATGTAATCCTTCGTCAGGATGAGCCGACGCTCCTGCTCCTCCTCGAGGGCCACGAGGGTTTTCAGGGAGGCGTTATAACTCGACTGGTACTTCCCCTGGTTAGGGTCGCCCCCTTCCATGGCCGCCTGCCAGACGCCACGCGCCCGACTGACCAAGGTCCGATGTTCGCTGATCGTGTCAGCCAGGGAGCCGTCGTCGAGCTGAGCCGGTGCGGCCTTGGGTGCCGCGGCCCGCTGCACGTTCGCCCGGGCTTCTCGCCACGCCCGAGCCGCGTCGATGCTGTCGGTC